GGTTAATGAAAAGTTCAACATTTTTCGCATTCAAAACTAACCTTTCGTCCGCCGCAACGTAGTAGGCCTCATAGTTAGCATTCCTTGAGATTCTGAATACAGGTGGTTGCCAACTTTTTTTATTATCAACAACATATTTCAATCTGTATCCCAAATTCATGAACGGGAAATGTCTAAACTTGTTAAAATATTCCTGTCCATACGTAAATGGTTGTAGAACTGTTTGTACATTCGGACTACTACCAGTAAAAACAGAGAGTGATTGATTTACAACTTCCGGACTTCTGTGTTGAGGAGTAGACTCAAACCATCCAGCGCCTTTCTCAAAGAAGTAATTGTCAGTCTCGACCGGAGCTTGTGGATATCCTAAATCATCGACGGGATAATCTTCCCTAACTTGATCGACAATAAACACATTTGATTGTGATGAGAATCCTGTGTATTGAACACCTTGAATTTTATAAACATTACCAGGTTGTAATGCTGTTGAGACTTCAACATAAGTACCACCAGTAATCTGAGCAAATTGTCGATCAAATTGTCTCATGTTTATTCTTTGATCAGCAAGATAAACATGCTCATTGAATTCAATCAAAGCTTCAGGAGCACCTACGAGTCTGAGGGTAAATTCGATAGACCTTCTAGTACCTTTAGATTTGAAAAGATAGGCTGAATTCAAAATCAAATTACGGTAGAATTGGTAATTTAATTCTGATGGAGTATACTCCCTTGAAAATCCCTCATATTGAGTAACACCGGTTGATGAATACACCGAAGATAAAAATCCTTCTTCAGTTATTGGTGAAATATTTGTACTCCAACCCAAAGTTTGAGCTAAATTTTTCAACAACATCGAAGGTATGTCATTACCCGGATTATAATTGACCGAATTCATGTACGCTAACGCGTCTATAAATTGTTTGATCTGATCAAAACTTCTTCCATAAATTTGTAAAACCTTACCAACCTTGTGATCGGGAGTATCGAATTCCAACAATGATTCTGTAACTAAAAATCTTGCAACAAGATTAGTTTTGAAAGCATCGAACTCAACACCAATTTCACTAAGTTGTTCCAAATACTGATCAAAGGCTTGCGTTCTAATATTCAAATTCCATAATCCGTCTAAAGGCCATGTAACACTTCTAGAACTATTTGTTATTACACCATTATTATTTTCTACAGGAACGTTGAATGTTGCAGTATAAATCGGTAACGCTAATCTGTTCAATAAAAATTTCTCAACCTCATCAAAATCTTCACTAAAAGATTTTTCAGTCCAATAATCATTCGGTTTGATTACTAAGGATTCTAAAGTTGAAGTTGTGGTTCCAAAAGGATTACCAGTAACAACAACTGTAATGGTTCCCGAAAATAGACTTGATGACGGTATGAAGTCAACAATATTATATGGGATCCCACTGACCACTAAGGCATAGTCTCGATATCTGTTTGTTAGATCTCTAATAGGAGAAAATTCTTGTTCCCTGTTTTGAAGATTAATTACCGAATTGATTGAATAGTCAATTGAAAACGGGTTTTTAATTCTTGAGACATCAATTGTAAGTTCGGTTTCATTCGAAATCGAATCATATGAAATATTTGTTGCGGTGGTTCCTGTTGAATAATCAAAATATACTTGGTCTATCTCCAATCCCGCTGGAAAAAAATTAAGAATTCTCTGTACGGAAACTTGTAATCTTTTTTGTAATGAACCATAGATGGTGAAATTGGTGACTTGTGATAAATCATAATTCGGATAAACCCTATATTCTTTGGCTAAAAGTTCTCTAGCCTGATTTACTGATTCTATATCAAGTGATTCTAAGTTTACAGGATCTTGGAATACACCAATATTGAAGGTTCTGTTTACCTTCTCTGAAAGTGCTGTGGAAAATTCAAAATTTCCTTGCGTAAGTCCACCCCCTTGTACAGTTTGAAGACCGACAATATTATCAAAAGGAGTATTGGCTCCTGATGCTGCAGTATTTGGGATGAACTTTTTAGCCATTATTATTGTTCAGTAATATTTTGAAAATTCTTACTAAAATCTATATTATCTCCACGGTTTTCTTTAACCTCATATAACAAGTTATTGAAATCATCTTTGATTTCATAGAGGTTGAACTGTTGGTAAATGTTATTTTCAGGATCGTAAATCGTGTATATACCATCTTCCATACTCTTAGTTTGGTTTCCGTAAAGAGCAATCCCCAGGGTATCCAAATCGTACTGACTCACATTCACTTCAAGTGTTAGTGGATTGAAATAGGTATTAGATAATATAATACTTTGTGCTGGTTGTCCTATAAAAGGTGTTGCGTTTGGCTTGTTAGTTGGTGCCGAACTTGGAGATAAAGTACAAAAAACTAAATTTGTTTGACCCTCGGTGTATCTGTATCTAACCGCTTTTTGTTGAGTGTTTGTAAGATTCTGAATTACAGGCTCACAGAAAAAGTTTGATGTAATAATTCTAAAAAAGTTTGGTATTTTACTACCATCAGCATTCAAATATTCAACTCTAAAACCTACAAGTCCTTGGGCAACAAATTTATTAACGAATTGATTGGGGACATTTGATAAATCAATCACAATTCCTTTTACGTTTGGAAGTGCGGATAATACACCACAATCCGTTATAGTAGTTCTTATTTCTGCAGGTCTGATGTACAAAGTGTAAATACCCAACTGATTGAACACGTCTGCGGGTAATCTCAAATTGTACAAACCACCCAAAATCTCATTAGTGTTTCCACCTGTTTGGGCGTTGTTAAAATAAGGTCTTAGTATCGAGGCAGCATCTAATTGAGTCAGGACAAAATTGTCCGTAACATCTCTTGATGGAGTGTAGTTCATTATTATTTGAACGTCTTCGGGAGATACGTCTGCCGGTCTTATCGTTCCATAGGTTCCTGTTGCCATTTTAATTTGTTACTTTACAATAAATAGTTTATTTGATTTTTTATATGACATTGAAAAACCTATATCCATATTTTATGAGGTCTCCCAAGTTATCAACCTCCCCGATTCTTTGCACCCTTTCATATGCTGAGTTTTTACCCCTTTCGATGAAGACATTGGATTGTATTTCTGCTTGAGCGGATACACCCAATAATAATTCGTCTTTAACTAAAGGTTCTGCAACCATCCAATTCGCAGACAATCCCGACGAATAAAGTGAATATGTTGTTACACCATTTGCATAGTCAACATAACTCACATCTTGGATTGTGTACGCTGTATATTGTAAATTGATATCCGTGATAATACCATAGTCAACCCCATCTCTTTGAATTGGAACCAATAATTGATATTTATTACCCCCATACTGAGCCAACTCGGTTATTCTCGATGACGTTAGTCCAGTTACTACAAATGGGACTGAAACATAATTGTTAGATGTTTGAGCATTCACAGTATTTTCACTATCACCAGTGAAAATATAATTGTAAGAAATTGGTGTTGCCGTCCAAGAACCTACGTTTGGTGTGAAGTAAGCAGTCCCTTGTGGATTAAAATTGGGGACATTCACAAACGGAACCTGAATTACTTTTGAAACCGTGGTATTACCCCAAGGATTGTTTTGGGATAAAGTGATTGTATATTCATTCTGAACACTTGGATAAGTGTGTACTAATGAATTGGGTGTGAAAACATTTATACTTTGAATCGCACTTCCATCTCCCCAATCCAAAAAGTAGTTTGATAATTGTAAGAAATTATTGAACTCAATGTCTGAGGTGTTATAAACATTCCACGTAAATGGATTAATGGTTGTCGAAGAAAAGATGAAATTGTTTACAACATCTTTTTGTAAGATCGCACCATCGAATACGGAATAGTATCCAATGTCAACGGTATTTTGTACCAACAAAATTGGAACTGTAAGACCCGTCAATAAAGATGTACCATTAGGTCCTCCAGTCAAAGTTTGTGTCATACCAGAATACACACCAAAAGTTTGACCTGAATAAGTCACTTGGTGTATAATGGTTGAGAGGTCACCAGGAGAAACCCTGATCTGCATTGTTTGACTTTCCATTATGGGTTTACATATTCATACCATTTTATCGGGTTCGACAACGTACCGGCTAAGACTGAAACAGGGAATTCAAACATTTGATATGTTTGCGTTGGATAATCTAACTTCACTCTATAATAGAAATATTCCTCGGGAGGGAAATCTGTTTGGTTGGACAAAGTATTCTGAGGTCTGTTCATCATTTTGACAAATTGACCAGTACTTCCATCAAAAAACTTGGCAGTCATATAGAATTCATCGACGTTGATAAAATCTCTTTTTTTCAACCAGTAAATAAAGAACCCTTCTTTATCACCAATATAATCCAAAAGATATTTTGGTTTTTTAATATTAACCTGTGTAGTTCCATTTAGATTTCTATTCTCCAATAATCCTTGTTGAACGGGTAATATGATTGTCACATAAGCTTGTTGATCTCTACTATTTGGACTGGTATAAAGATCTAACTTCCAAAAAGATTTGGTAAAAGCAGGTTGATAATAATAAATTTGATTTACCGTAAATTTTGGTGTGTACGAATTTTCATATGACCCTGAAGAATTTGAAACAGAATCCCAAAAATAAAATTCATAATTGAGTGATGATTTATTGGTATCGTATTGCTTGTGTTCAAATCGTGTTACCTCGAAATCCTCATCCTTGTTTAGAATTTCTTCAATAATACTCGCTTCGTATGTCTCCACAGCCTGTTGTTGACCTTGGAAATCCCACGTCTGTTCTATGGGTATCTGTAAGTCTACACCACCCTGATTTCTAATCTCAACTCTTATATTATTCACACCCATCGATAATAGGGTCAGGAATGACCGAATAAATTTCTGTTATGTCAAATGACGCACCCTCAGGGTATAATCTGAATACAACGTTTGTGAATGGATAGTGAGCATCATTTAAGAATGGGTAATCCACACCATTATCGTTTGTATCAATAAAACCGAAAGGATATAAATCCCTCCAATACCAAAGTTTTTGAGTATTACTGAAATAGGCATAGTTTGGTACTCCATCAACCGTATCAGGACTAGCCGTTTCTATATAATCTGAAAATACTTTTAGAGTTATTGGGTAGTGTACTTGATAATAATATCCATTTGGATTGGAGGTAGGTTCACCTGTAACATCGAACGCTTTGGTATAGTACGTCAGTTTGTTCATGTATCGGGAAATAACCCTTTCTTGTTGAGTAGTGTCATTCCACTCACACCAATCACCATACAAGGTATCCCCACTTAGTCTTGGTAGGTTTACCGTAAAATTGTAACAATCCGCGGGATTTACACACACTGTTGACCCATCAATATTTCGGATATAATTAGAAGTCTGATTAGTTTCAACGGCATTACCATTGGTAAGGTCCCACCATGGATTTGTTTGGTTTGGAGTCATATTGAATTCCCAACCTCGTCTTAATTTGTTCCACCATCCGAAATAACCAACGTTTTGGAAAGTTGCAAAAATTTGGGTAAGAGGTTTTTTATTATTATCAAGTTGCGTATTGATTTCTAAATCCCGACTCAGAGTCATATTGTAAGTGTTTGAACTCTGCCACTTGGCAACTCTTGAAATATTATTAGGGGTTAATGATGAAAATTGATAGGCCGCCAGATCCGAAAACGGATTGGACTCAAAACCATTTCTTGTAATCAATGAGTCTTGAGGGTTTGTTATAACTTTGTGGATTCTAACATAATAAATGGAGGTGGTTTCACCCGAATTGTTTATGTCAATAATCCTTGTAAAAGTACCTTCGTTTCCAGTATTGAATGTAGTACCAGTGTATCCCACATTTACTAAATTGAAAACGTATTCTTCCGAACCAAGGTTTCCATTTCCTAAACTGAAGACCTGAAAAGTATCTGTCCCATTATAATCAAATGATAATTGAACATATTCTAATTCACTAAGTCCGTGTTTTACAGGACAATTAAATTGTAGGATTGGTAATCCATTGTCAGAGCCCGCACTAATGTAAAAAGGAATACCATCACCTGACTTCCAATCTTGAAGAGCACTACCATCCTCAAAATAATATTTCATCGGAACCGTGAAATTGTTTTCTATTGGATATGACATAACAACATTCCAATTGTAACTTGAAGCACTTTTGGTTACGAATGAAACTTGGGGGTTAGTTATATCAGTTCGTATGAATTCAAACTCTTCATAAGATGGTAGACCACTCCATGAATTATTACCACCCAAAAGTGGTGAAGAAATTTCAGGATCAACATAATATAAATCATTCAAGAAATTTTGATACTTGGTCGAACCTACCAAGTTGTTATCATAAACGTATGAAAATTTAAGTATGGGTCTAAATGTGTTTGACTTATTCCTTTCAGCATCAAACAAAGTTGCAAGATTTACGGTAACAGTTCTATCATATTCAATAAGTTCTGATTGAGTTTGTTTTAACTCGGTATTGATACTTATATCACTATCAGGCGCGGACTGATATTGTAAATCAGGTTTTATTACAAGATATTCGTTTTTACTCATCAGTACCTATATATATCTCTCTGAATTTATCTATAGCACTTGCGCCTTGTTTCAAACCGAAATAAAAATACCAAGGTCCACTAGTTAGAGTCGCCAAATTATAACCACCTAAATTTTGAGGGACATACTCCCCTAAAGCGTTTCTTTGATAAATGTACCCAACCCTATTTTGAATTTGACCATTATCACCAATAAAATACGGTGAATTCAATCGGTCCAAATCTTGATATTTGTTTGAGTAAATTGGTTGTGAAGAAACTGTGTACCAACTATTGAATTGATTACCAAAAATTGAATTTTCAGCACCAACATTAGGAGGTGGAGTACAAGGTCCTAATAAGGTGATGGTAGCTATATTAGTAGTTACACTACCCTGACAACCACATACAGAAATTGTCTGATTGGCCGGAACAGTTGTAGTCAACAATTGACCCGTATTACAATCTTGGTAACTTACAGTATCACTTATAGGATTCGCTGTGTTATCTATTGTATACTCCTCACAAACACATCCACCAACAATTTGACTGAAAGACGCATTATAAGCATTGTTTTTCCATAAATAAAACGGTACCTCTTGTGACTTCGTACCTAAATAATCCGCAATCAAGTTGAAACCTGTTGTAGTTCGGTCAATTCTTCTTGGAGATATTATATCTCTATCAGTTAGGTAAGAATCATAGAAGATACCAAATATTGGGTTTCCTTGTAAATCTTTAGAAATGTAGATCGGATTATCACCTGGAATTTGGGGATCATCAATATAATTACCCTCGTTGAAAGGTTTTATTCCGTACTGTGAATTTATCTGTAACATTTGAGCATAATCACCATCGACCCTATCTTTATTACGACTGAAGAAATTATTTATTGACGCGTTTCCTGTACTCAGAACTAAATTCCAAAAATTTGTGTTTATCAATCTGGATATAACGAATGTTTGAAAAATATTTGAAACTTCATTCCAAGTAGAATTGGGTATCTTATCAACAGTATATCCATAATAATCAGCCTTTAAGACCACCTCTTTAGTCCAAAAATATTTTGGACCTAAATCCAATACTGTAGTAGGATATTGTAAGTTATATGAATTTAAAATTTCTTGAGAAGGTCCATTATATATACCGAAAGGTGTTCCTACAGTTGTTGCCGCCCTTTTTCCTTCAAACTTTTTCGTGAATGTATTGTATGGACTTGATCTATAATAAAAATTGTTTGTTTTATCATCAAAATATAATAAATCTGAACAGAATGAATAATTAACCTGTCGTGATAATGTGATAGGATTTGTTATCACCTTACGTGTAACTAAGTCTCCAGCAGTATTGAACTCGGCTCTATTCCTAAATGGAAATGCAAACAGAGTTCCATTGACCCACGAATTAACAAAAACGTGTGAAAAAACGCCACGACAAGCAGCATACATAACCCTAAACCTCTGTAACCACTCTAAATAATTATTAACCAATTTAGGTATATTTCTGAGATAAGATCCTCTTTCGTCAGGTTCTACAAAATCATAGCAACCGTCTTGAACTCTAACAGGATTTTCATTTGCAGGACATGGGTCTAAAACTATCAATTGTCCATTTGAATCAGTAGAGTAACACTCAAGTGGAACCATACCTGAACAACCAAATGACCCAATAACACGATCTAAATTATTATCCAAATCGTAACCTAATGTGGGTTCAAAAAAACCAATATTTCCACCAGTGTTTACAGCAATAGATGATTGACCTTGTGACTGAATAACAAACAGTGAAAATCTTGGATTTTGAAATAAAACCATTCTACTGTTATTAGTCGGATTTAACGTCAAAGTCAAATCAGATGTTGGTAATCTATCTGATCTGAGAACTAATTTCGCATTACCTATAATATTATCAAATGTAATATTATGAACAGCTGTAGGAGGTTGATTCACACCAGGTTGAAAGTAAGCTGGTGAATAAACTCTAACATTTGGTACTGTATTCAAATACGTTGATGTTTCTGAACCAGCAATAAAGGTACCACCCTCAATAACCCCTTGGTACTCACTTTGATAAAATCTTATTATTTGATTGTTTTTACCCGTATCACTCAATGAACCACCATTCAAATAATTGTTATTGACATAATTTTGTACTGATGAATCACCGACATATGGAGTAAATCCAATTGTGGATTTGTCCAATGCGGAATAGTAAGATAATTTATCAGTAAAAACCGTTTGATATTCATTTTGATTTACAACAAAATTATATGGTTGATGAAATACGGGAGACGTAGAATAATTTGTGAGGTGACTTTCAGGAGTTTTGTAGTTCGTAAACCAAGATCCACTCCCACTGTTTGGTTGAATTGGTACATTCATTCTATATAGACTCTGAATTATCAAATTTGGGTTCGTCCCAAATGAATAACCAAATAATTTATTCAAATCATATTTTATGATCTGTGCTTCTGTATAAACATCCACACCCCTAACTAAAAATACTACATAATAATCTTTCCAAGAATCACCGATGGATTTCAGAGAATTGAGCGTGACGGTTTTATCATTTCCGTTACTATCAACGTAACGTAAAGCTTGTTCTTTATCAAATAGATATTTTTCGAGTAATGCTCCTGAACCTGTGTTAATATTTAGATCCACAAACTCTGCTGAAAACTGTGTAATTATTTGACAATATTCAACACCCGTGGGGTATTCATATGGTGAAGAATCATTTGTGGAGTTTAGATAAACTGTAGATGTGGTAACAGTGCCGTTTTGTTGTATATAAGAAACTGTTTTCGTGACAATACCCTGAGAAGTTGTTCCTGTAATCGAAGTAGTTCCAAATTGGTTGATAGTATTTCCAGTCAAATTCTGATCATTAATACTCTCAGTGTCGTTGAATGTTATTATATCACCATCTGACCAATTATTCTGGGGTACCAAAAGTACTATTACATTATCAGTAAATGGTTGTGAAGTAGTTGATGGGTTACTGACAGTTGTTTGAATTATATTTAAATTGTCGAAGTATCTTTCACGAATATTCATCAAATTCATTGATTGAGATAATGTGATGTCAGGACCTACTCTAACTTTGTCCGTGGTGTAGCTTATAGTAACCGGAGTATTTGCCAGTTTGTTTATATTAAAATCATTTTGATTTTGGGCGGGAAGAACATAATTCATCCCACTCATCCCGTATCTAAATCCAGCAATATCCGCTAAGTACTTTTGATTTCGTTTGTTACTGTTACCCGAATAGTCATCAGGATTCATCCCAACAGGTTCTACATCATTTACATCACCGACTAATTCACCCCACGTATTTTGATTGAAAGACGGAAAAAGTGGTGAAACACCACTTGTGGTATAAATTGTATATTTTCCTATTTCTGAAGTTGTCGCGTTGTTTCCCGCAAATGGGTTTCCAGTAATTTCAGGTAAATCCAAACTATCATTAGAACAATCACAAGCCTCACAATCGGGATAAGAGATCATGGGTAATCTAAAATTATTGAAATTAAATCTTACAGTTAGTGGCGCAACTTTTAATAAGAAAAAAGTAAGTACTCCGAACCATATTGCGGATTGTATACCAAATGCAATAGATTGTGGGATATTAAATGCCGGTGGACTTAGAGCCGCTATCGCATTTATCAAATATATCGTTCCATTGTAACCTAACCAAGTCGAAAGAAAAATTACAATAACAAATTTAGCGATCGGCCAAAATTGCGCCAGAAAATTTAGAATCGGTATCAATACCAAACCTAATGGTGCAAAAATTGTCAAGATCAAATTAACTATGAAAAAAGTAAAATCGAAATTTCTCACAGCATCCGTTGCCGGAAATTGGTTGTTTTCACTAGCACAGGTACTATCAGTTATTTCTTTAATTCCCAAAAAATTACCACGAGACAACCCTTTATAGTATTGATCTATTAAACCCGAAACAGTATAAACTTTGTTATATACAAATTCATAAAACGTATCTTCACAATTAACAATTTCTTGGGTACGGTCATCTAAAGTTGGTTGAGTATTAAAACCGTCGGTATAACCAGACCAATCAAGACCAAAATAATACGAGCTCTTAAATTGTCTGTAGAGTAAATTATTTGTTCCTATAATATAACTGGGATCGTTAGATGATGATACCCATCCATATTCTTTTACGTTTGGAACCAAAAAATACCCTCTACGTGTACTGTTAAGTTCAATAGAATTGGGTTGTCCATACTTTACTTTGAAGCGATATTTTCCTTTTGTTGGAACTCCCACTGTTGGGTCGTTACTCAAAACCTGTTCACCAAATTCATTTGTTGTTACATAATCCAAATTCATAGGTACTTCTAATAACCAAGAACCAGATTCATCTATAACCTTTCCACCTTGAGGTAGTTCAGCTGTTTCTAAAATTGGTAATCCATTACTATCTTGAAAAATTGTTTGTCTTATGGCAATGATTTCACCCGAATTGGTTGTAAGATTACACAAATCACCCATTTCTGTCGGTGGTCTACACCCCAAGGTCACAGCTTTATCATCATTATTACTAATGAGTGAACCCATAAAAAGAGCTGTCGGCTCTATTGAAACACCCACTTCAGCCAAGTTAAAATCATGACGAGCGATTCCTATCTGACAAATTTCTGGTTGACCCCAAAACGGTTCTACTTCCACCGATTGGGATAATGAAACAATTTGTGGAAGAGTCGAAAGATCTGAGGAACTTGGAAAAGTGGAACCTTTAAATTGATCTTGTGTTGCCAATCCTATTCTTACCAAATCCTGAGGAGCCATAGAAAATGGTCCCATATCGGATAAATCCAAATCCATCACTAGTGTATGGGTTCCTACAGGGACACCCATAATCATAAAGTCACCACTACCGTTAGTTTTGACAGTGAATTTGTAGTACTTGTCATAAACTTCAATAAGAGCAGGATTTGTTAGAATATCTCTTTTACTTGGGAAAGTACCTGTTGGAGTATGACCTCCGTGACTCTTTTCATAGGGAAGAAGATTGTATCTATACCCATCTTCATTCAAATCAGTAATCTCGCTGTATGGATATAAATCTCGAATAATTTCATTATTTAAATCCTCTTCGGTTATAGGAACAAATATTGAAACACGAGCATTCGGTACTCCATATCCCCCGTTGGAAAAAACACGACCAACCACCACACCGTAATCCGCACACATTCTAGTGTATACATCTTCACTCCTGACTTTGAGCGAAAGAATTTCAATTTGCTCAAAATCTTGTTCTAACTGAACGTTGATTTGTCTATCTACACCGATGTCGGTTCTTAACCTATATGATTTTGACATTAAAAAGTACTTTCTATGATAAATAGTTTATTCACTATTTTATAAAAAGTAATGGATTTTAGATAAAAATATATATCAGGAGAAATTGGTCGTTTGGTAATTCTTCACCCTTACTGTAATATCTTTAGCTGGGAATCTGATTTGATAAATCTGATTTGGTTCAGCAAAAATTGTATTATCAACAAGACCAATTTTCTTTGTTGCGTTATCTGAGTAAGGCATTGATGTTTGCGCTGAACTATATTGTCCACCCACTTTATTGAATATTGATATTTCACCCACACTGATAACACCATTTTCTGATTGTATGATACGATTGAGTTCAGAGATAAGAATATCTTCACCCAATTCTCGTATAGTAGGACTGAAGAATGTTGTAACCCTATCAATTACATTTGAGATCACAGCACCTTGGTTCTGAGTTGAATCCAGCACCACTTGTACATCCACACCTAAATCAATGACCTGTGCACTTCCAATTTGGACATAATCATTAATCATTCGATAATTCGAGAGGTACTCAGCTAAATTTTGTTTTAGTGTTTGAGAAACCTCTGAAGTGAGATTACCCGATGAATCGTAAGATAAAACGTTGATTACAATTTTATTATTATTTTCAGTGATTGAAACCTTGGCAGGTGCACCAAACTGACCTGGCATGTTTCTGATTATCGCTTCATAATCATTGATTGTTACCGCTCTGTTCTGTGCTGAGAAGTTGAATGTTACGTAGTTTCTTACTTCTTCCGTTGATGGATATCCTGCACCACCTATGGCAGCAGTTACGTTATTACATGTGAGTGAATTTATCACCGAAGTATTAAGAATATCAGAAGGTCCATTGACAAAGAAATCAACCGCACCGATTTGGTTGATAACATTGACACCTAAATTAGTTCCTTGTCCACCACCAATTCTGTATTGAATGAATAAGGTAGTATTTGCTTTTGGTGTAGAACCTAAAGACATCATATTATTTTGATATCTTTGTATTTTCAATGGTACGTCTAATGCAGTGAATTCTCTAAGTTGATCCTCGGCGGTGTTTGTTCCACCACCAAATGTAATTTTCAAAAATCCTTCGGGTGTATATTCTGTAACAAATCTTTGTTGTGTTTGTATGTATCTACCAACTTTGATTGCGGGATCATCTGAAGGTTTTGTAGGGTCCTCAATAAAGACTCTATCATCGGCTAAAGCTGGAACTTCAAACCATCTTCCCTGTGCTCCGAGAAATTCTTGGGCTGTTGGTACATTCGAATAAGACGTACCATCTCTTTGTATTATGGACGTAACACCCAAAACATTTTTTTCAGGTAAAAAGAATTCGAAGAATGGTCTTACATCATTTGGTGTAATAACTCTTTTGAAAACTTTGGTAATACCGTTTACTACAGTTTCTCTTTTGGTGATTGTGTAGTTCAATAAGTTTCCATTGGAATCAAAATTAGGTATTTTGAGTCTGTTGGGGAAACCGTCTTGGTTGAATGGGGAAGCGAAATTTATATCTCCAAGTGTTTCAAATATCTGTCCCGATCCAACTACTTGACTACCCGTTCTTAAAATACCGAGATATCTCTCATCTTCTTTATCACCAAAAGCAGGTACTGTAATTGAAAAATCAACTAAGGCTATTGAGGGTCTTTGACCTGGAATCTTAAGACCGTAGGTTCTTGCAATATTATAAATTGAAGATCTCTGTTGGGCATATTGTAGTACCGTTTCTTGAATACTTCTGTCGATATGGTAGTGTAAGTTGTCTGCAACCGCAGCATTCAAATCCAAAAACACAGAGAATACCGAAGCGTCATTGAAATTATCAATTAACTCAGGATAAAAAGTTTTGGTGTAATTAATGAGTTCTTGACGGATCGCAGCAAAGTCTCGGACGGTATAGGATATTCTTCTTTCAGCCATAATCTTAAATATTCAGAATAATAAAATCTTTTGTATTGAACACATCGTTAGAGATTGCATAATCAATTCTTACAGTTGCGGTATATTCACCTACGTCTTGATTGTATCTTGTTATTTCAGGGTCCATTACCCCACCAGCACCTGTTGCTGTCAAACCTGCAGCCTCACCAATTGGTGCCGTAATATCAATACTTGTTAATTGTAATTGTGGCATATATTTGTTTACAGAGTCTCTTATTTCAGATTCAATACTTTGAAATGTGGGTCCGTCTAAAGGTTCGAAGATGTATTCCAAAAGTCTAGTACCAAAATCAGGTAAAAAATATCTGGAACCTTTTCGAGTTAATAATAAATGTATCAAATTACTTCTGATTTCCTCAGCCGTGTAATCTGTCAGATCCAAGTATTTTCCATCGAAAGAATCTACGAAAGGAAATGTAAATCCATATGTCTTACCATTTGCCATATCTGATAAATATATCCCATTATTTTTTTTAGGACATAAAAAAAACCCAACACTTTCGTGTCGGGTTTTTCATACATTATGTACCCTTTTGGTTTATTATGCCTGACAAGCCACGCACTCAAGGTCATTTAGATTCAATTTCTTTCTTGCGAAAGCTTGAGCCGAGTTCATTGAGTGTTGGTAGTAAAGTGTTTTTACACCTAATTGCCATGCGTCAATAAGTAGTTTATTGACATCCTTAGTTGGCATATCAGGAGAAATCATTAGGTTCAAAGACTGAGATTGGTCAATATAATCTTGTCTTACTGCCGCTTGGTTGATAATTGATGACTGATTAATTTCAGCAAAAGTTCTGAAAACATCTTTTTGTTCATCTGTCAAAAATTCCAAGTGTTGAACTGATCCATCGTACTTCTTAATACTATCCCAAACTTCTTTGGTGTCTTTACCCATTCCTGCTAACAATTTCTGTAACACAGGGTTTTTGATTGTGACTTTCAATTTAGCAACGTCTTTTACATAAGCATTTGACCAAATTGGTTCGATTGACTGTGATACTTGTCCCAAGATAAACGCTGATGATGTTGTTGGTGCAACAGCATTTAGGGTAACGTTACGTCTTCCGTAACCAACTAATGTCTCAGGTTCACCAAACATTTCAGCGAGTTCTTCAGAAGCCTTGTACGACTTATCTTTGATTAGTTTGAATACTTCCACATTCAAACGAGCAGTATCCTTACTATCGAAAGGTAGGTTCTTAGACTGTAATAAAGAGTGCCAACCTAAAACACCAAGTCCTAAAGCTCGTTGTCTTTTAGCGAAATTGTAAGCCTTTTCCAAGTAAAAGAATGCCCTCTGACCCTCAATAGTACCATTGTTACGAATATCTTCAATTTTACTTATAAATTCCGTTACAACAGCATCCAAGAAATAAACCATGGTTTCAACAGCATCAGTATCTTTCCATTCATCATAGTGAAGTAGGTTCATTGATGATAAAACACATACAAAAGACTCTTCTTCAGAATTGTGAAGAGCAATCTCAGAACATAGGTTTGAGTTATAAATTTTCATACCCTTATCCTGATAAACCTCAGGTGCGTTATTATTCATAGTATCAGTAAACATAATGTATGGATACCCGATTTCACCTCTGCGTTGGATTACCTTAGCCCAAATCTCACGTTTGTCAGCATCACCAGCAATCATTTCTTTCATAAATTCATCAGTAACAGTAACTGCGTGAGTTAGATCTTGAATCGGAGCTCCTTCGGTACCGATTTCCAAGAATTCCATAATGTCAGGATGTTCCACAGGTAGATATGGTGAAAAACGTCCACGACGAGTCGATCCCTGTGAAATATTATCAACAACACTTTGGAATAAGTTCATGAAGTGAACCGCACCAGGTGCATGACCGTTGTCGGTAATTGATGCACCACGTCCTCGGATATTACCAAAGTAACCTGATGTACCACCACCCATTTTACTCATCTCACCAACTTCAGCCTGAGTGTAGAGAATTGATTCAATATTGTCACCAATATTTGATCCGAAACAACTGACAGGTAGTCCTCGTTTCTTACCAAAGTTAGCCCATACGGGTGATGATAGTGAATACCATCCTTTACCCATATAATCATAAAACTTATCAGCAAATCCTTCGATTCCCAAAAGTTTTTCAGCATGATCTGCAATAATTCTGATTCTCTCTAAAGGTTGTTCACCTTCACTCAAGTAACCTCTACGAAGAAAGGTAATTGATTCATCGTTAATCCAATCGAATGGTTTTCTATTTTCCATATTGTTTTTTTTATAAATTAAAATAAGTCGTTAAGTGTAATTGATTTTTGTTTTTTACTGTAATTGATACTTCTCTTGTTGAAAAAGTCAGTATGTTTTGTTGTGAGAATTTCATCTTCAAACCATTCAGTTGTTTCCAATACTTTTTGATTTACATCAAAAACATTATCAATACCAATTGAATTCAAAGATATATTGAATCTGTGTTTGATAAACTCTAAAGTTTGTTCTTTTGTAAGAAAATCTAAATCACCGTTTTCGAAGATCCAATCAACAACCTCCTTTTCAGATTCATATGCATCTAAGGTAGCATCAATCAAATCTTCAACAAGGTCATTAGTCCACCACGATGGGTTTTCTTTTTTGATGATATTAACCAATTCAAACCCAAATTCAGCATGGATGTTTTCTTCTTTAGAAGTCGCTTCCACCGCATTACTCATACCCTTCAACATGTTTTTATGTTTGTTGAATGCCATGATAACCAAGAACTGTGAAAACAATGATACATTTTCTATAAACATAGAAAACAAAACTACTGATTCAAAATAATCTTGATTATCTAATGCTTTAGAATTAGAAATTGATTTTTCCAAGTATTTGATTCTTCTACGAATCGCTGGTACTTCTAAAAGATTTTCAAATTCTTTGTTAAGTCCTAATACTTGAATAAGGTTTGAATAAGCGTCTGCGTGTCTTACTTCAGATTCCGCAAAAGTTGCGCCAACACTACCGATTTCAGGTTTAGGTAATCTTTTGTAGATATCCCCCCAAAAAGTTTTTACGGCAATTTCAATTTGTGAGATAGCCAACATAGCTCTTTGGACTGCAGTTCTTTCAGGTTCGGTTAGATGAACCTTATAATCTTGAATATCAGAAGTGAAATTGAATTCAGTATGAACCCAATAAGAGTGTCTAATAGCATCCACGTAATCCAATAAGTTTGGATATTCATATGGTTTCAAATTAACTCTCTTAGTGAAAATGTTCGGTTGATGTTTAGATCGGTATATAATATATTCTTTCGCCACGTCATTCAAACCATTATCCATTAATTTATTCTCCACCATATCGTGGATCTCATCAACATGTGGTACATGATGTTTATTACCTCTGAAAATACCTTTCTTGGTCAGTCTAGCAATCTTTTCAGCCATTTCAACATCCACTTTACCGGTGCTTTCCATCGCTTTGATTACCGCTCTTATAATCTTTTCAGATTCAAATATAACTCTATCACCACTTCGTTTGATAACGAAACGTTGATCACCACCAATCATATCTATTAGATCATTCATAATCTATTTTGTTTTTATTATTTATTTGTTTGATTATCCCTGTTGAGGGGTTTCTCTTTGTTGTCTTTTTGACATAAGTTCCTTGATACGGTCTCTTTTCTGTTCTTCTTTCTTTTCTTCAAATCCTAAGAAAGTAACAGAACTTTCAGTATCAATTTCTAACAGTTCGTTATTGAACTTACAGTTCTCGAAAACAACACCATCTTTACCAACACGAGATTTGGTAATGGCGATGGTAGCCAAATTCATTTCTTTCTGTTGTAATGTTTTTGCCACAGAAATGATAACGTGACCTACTTGAGCTTTCTTGATAGAACCACCCATTTGGTCGGTGGTGACGACCTCAGAAGATATAGAGCTTCTGTTACCCTGTGTTGCTGTCCAACCTACAACACCCAATTCATGACAAAGAGCCTCGAATCCTCTCATGACTGAACCTTCACTTTTCCACTCGTCACCCAAATTTTTGTCAGGGACAATACAATCGATGTAATCTACCAAGATCATATCAATTTTATGTCCATCAGCAATCATCTTACGAATCATGTTTTTGATTTGGGTCATAGTATGTGTATCAGAGGGTAACTTCTTCAAATATAATTTGTTAGTCATTTCCTCTTTTACTTGACGAGCTTTTTCAAGAACTTCATCACGGTGAAATGGTAATTCATCAGGTGCAATTCCTGTCCACATCGTAAAGTGTTTTCTTTGAATTACCTTAGGGTTATCCTCGAAAAACAACTGTAAAACATTGTATCCATTATTGAATGCACTGTTGGCTATCTTAGATAGAATGGTCGTTTTACCAACACCAGTAGGAGCCAGAATTACACCAATCTCACCTTTAGCCAAACCACCTTTGAGAAGTTTATCAATACCCACAATTCCCATTGGAATAGGATGTCTAAAATCTTCGTTTAGAACATCATCTAAGTTATTGAATACATCCTCAATTTTATTGTTGTTCTCACCAATTTGTATAGCTGCACGGAACAACTCTTCCAACTTTTCATAGTTTTCGAATTCACCGTTATCTAAAATTTTCTGGGACTTAACAATAGCCTTTTGGAGTTCTTGTTGTTTACAAAACTTGAGAGCTTTCTCTTGTACAAACTCAGCACCATCAATTGGTGAATCTTGTATTTGTTTGATGGTATCGTTGAGAATTTTCAACATAAGTTCCTGAGGGAACTCACTTTTTACAATCTGAAATAAAGTTTCGAAAGAAGGAGTACAGTCATATTTGACATAGTATTCCTTCATCAATTGTAGTAGAGTTTTGAAGTATTTGTTCTCAAAATGAGAGGGTTCAATCACGTCAATGATGGAATGCGCAAAGTCCTTATCTAATATAATTTGGTTTAGTAGTTGTAATTGAAATGTATTTCCTAAGTATTCGAAATTCCTGTTTGACATAATTTATTTTCCCTTTTCTGTAAGTAATAAATACACTCAAGCGAGAGTATAATCCATGTAGTTGGTAACTAAATTTTCGGATGAAAATATGTCAGTTAACTCGCGAAGCACAGTTTTTGCTTGCTGGCGGATATCTACGGTGTATCTTATTTTAGGTGGGAAAAGTTTTGCATCGAGGTGTCTATGACAAATTGTCTGATCTCCAATTCTGACGTAAAAATTAAACGTCTCTGAATCCTCTGTATTGTCGGTTTCCAAGATAGAGGGATCCTCTAAAATATCATACTGATTATCCATCATGTACACGACAGTTCTCATCTTTTGGGTTTGTTCGAAGTCATAAACCAAGTCTTTCATGTAGTCATAAAACTCCATAGAAGCACGTGCCTTGTTATTATAACCTCTAACATTGAAGTATCTCTGAATAACAATGTTATTATTCAAGGTGATGAGGAACTCCATTTTAACAATATCCTGTTCTTTCATAAAAATTAATTTGATTGATTGAATTTTCTTTTTTCTTTTCTTGTTAGTTTCATAAACGGTCTGACAAAGTTTAAAAACGCTTCGTCAGTTTTGGGTAAAAATTTGAAGAAACCATCGTCTGTCATCATTCTGATAAGATTCTTCGACCCCCTACCCTCGGGGTCCATTGATTCACGATAATAAAGTTGGACAAGTTCTTTACCTTCTTCAGTAATCATCGGATTGGACAAATCCACGATCTTTTTGTTGACATCAAAGAATGCCATACCCAGTTCTCCGTCTTTTGTCTTTCCTTTGACAAGATTTTGAAGTGCCTTGTTGTTTTCATTCTCCTGAAGAAGTTGATTGGTTTTCGATAAAATATCATCAACCGAAACCTCTTGGTCAAGGACCTCAGGGAAAAACTTCAGAAAAGTTTTTTCCCCAAGTCTCTCGATCCCATCTATATTATCACTCTTGTCACCCATAATCACCTTCAGGGTAAGAATGTTCTGATGGGGTACTTTATGTCCCATTACAGAGACTTTGTCCCCCATCTTGTACGTTTCCTTAACCATAGGTGAGAAAATGGATGTGGTCGAATCTATGAGTTGCAACAAATCTTTGTCAGCGGTGAAGACAGTTTTGTTTTCATCCTTTGC